GCGTACCCAACGCCAACATCAACAGGTATCCCCAAGTACTACGCCCTGTTTGGGCCGACGACCGCTGGCACTGTGATTACGGATGAGCTGTCATTCATACTGGGTCCAACCCCCAATGCGGCGTACAGCGTTGAGCTGCACTACTATTACATGCCAGAGTCAATCTCAGTAGCTGCCGATGGGCGCACATGGTTAGGGGATAATTTTGACTCTGTTTTGCTTTATGGTTCGCTTGTAGAAGCTGTGACTTTTATGAAAGGCGAAGCCGACATGGTGTCTTTGTATAATACAAAGTATGCGGATGCCCTTGCTTTGGCCAAACGTCTTGGCGACGGACTTGAAAGGCAAGATGCATATCGGTCAGGGCAATACCGACAGGCGGTTACATGAAGACTTGTACCAAGTGCGGGGTCGATAAAACGTTCGACTTTTTTCACAAAGACAAAACACGCCGAGACGGTTTGCGCAGTTGTTGCAAAGCGTGCGTTTCCGCATACATGACTCAAAACCATGTAAAAAACAAAGACAAGATTGTGGCAAAAGTCACAGCGTGGGTAGCGGCAAACCGCGACAAGCACAATGCAAAGTGTTCCCGTTGGGCAAAAAATAACCCCGCAACTGTTAACGCACGTACCGCCCGTCGGTATGCCGCAAAAACAAAAGCAACGCCTGCGTGGCTCACGCAAGACGATCGCTGGCTTATTGCCGAAGCGTATGATTTGGCTAAAATCCGAGAAAAGTTGTTTGGCTTCCCTTGGGAAGTAGACCATATTGTTCCACTCCGTGGAAAACGCGTATCAGGGCTACACGTTCCATGGAACTTATGTGTGGTGCCTTGCAGCGATAATCGCCGCAAATCCAACACGTTTGAGGTGACTTGATATGTCGTTTGACCAAACTCTGACCACGCAGGCCAAGCTGGTTGCACTGCAGGCTCTGGCCACTGGCACGCTCAAGATGGCGCTGTACACAGCTAATGCGGACCTTGGCGAAGGCACGCTGGTGTACAGCACAGCCAACGAAGTTGTTGGCACAGGTTACGTTGCTGGTGGAAACACTTTGACCGGCGTAACGGTAGTGACCTCGGGCACAACAGCCTATTTGGATTTTGCGGACACAACGTGGAATCCAGCCAACTTTACAGCGCGTGGAGCGCTCATCTACAATACAAGCCTTGGCAATCTTGCTGTGGCGGTATTGGATTTTGGTGCTGATAAAACGGCAACCACTTCTTTCACTGTGCAGATGCCCGCAAACACGGCAACTTCGGCACTCATCCGTATTTCATAAGGAACCATCATGTTTAATGAAACCGCCCGCTCTACGGACATCGTAGCCGCAGCCTTGGCAACTGCAAAACCTGTGACCGAAGGCGCTGGCGCTGCAGGCGTTTACACGCTGCAATGCTTTGACAAAGACGGCAAGCTAAAGTGGGAAGAGAGCTCTCACAATTTGGTGGTCAACGTCGGCCTGCAGGACATGAACGCTAAGTACTTTGCGGGTAGTTCGTACACCGCAACATGGTTTATTGGCCTGATTGACGGTCCGGGTTCCGGCACTACGATTGCGGCTGGCGATACCGCAGCCTCTCACGCTGGCTGGACTGAAAACGTCGGTTACAGCAACGCAACACGCCCCGCTGCCACATTTGGTACGGCTACCACAGCCAACCCATCCGTGCAGACCAACTCCGCGTCACCTGCTTCGTTTTCGATCAACGCCACTTCTACAATTGCTGGCGCGTTTTTGATCAGCAACAGCACCAAGGGTGGCACTACCGGCATCTTGTTCTCGGCCTCTGACTTCCAGTCTCCCGGCGACCGCTCGGTGGTGTCAGGCGATACCTTGAACGTGACTTACACATTCAGCTTAACAGCGACTTAATCAGGAGTTAAATCATGGCAACAAAATTTGCAAAAGGTCAAGCCGTTAAATTGATCGCTGTCGTTCCAGAGGGCCCAGTTATGGCCCTGCGCATGGACGAAGACGGAAACTTTTTCTACATGGTAGAGTGGACTGACGCTGATGGCAACACCGTTCAGCGCTGGTTTGAAGAAGACCAACTGGTAGCTGCGTAAGGATTTCCCGTGGTCAAGATCGACTTTGAATTTGACACTCCGCACGGCGTCTTCCGGGACGCCTTGCACCTGCCTGACGACCACGGCATGACTGACGAGCAGATTGATGCTATGAAACAGCAGCGCGTGGACAATTGGATCGCCATCGTAACTGCCCCACCAGCAGAAGTTGTTGAAGAAACTCCTCCAACTGAGGAGTAAACATGGATCGCTTCTGGGTTGGTGGTGCGGGTACTTGGAACACAAGCAGCACTACAAACTGGTCTGCTACCTCCGGCGGGGGTAGCGGTGCGTCTGTCCCGACCGTAGCGGATAGCGTCTTCTTTGACCAAGCGGGAACCTACACCGTCACCATGACGGGCGCTTTGGCCTGTCTGGACATTACAGTGTCAGCGGGTACGGTGACGTTTGCTACGGGTACATCACCTACGCTGAACATTCGCGGCTCTATGTCGCTGGTGGCTGGGACTGTGTGGAGCAGCACTGGAAATATTACATTTAGCTCTACAACTACTGGCAGGACTATTACAACTAATGGCGTTTTAATTTCGGGATTTGTTATTTTTTCTGGTGTTGGCGGTGGCTGGACTCTGGGGAGCGCATTTACTTCTGCGGGTTTTGCGTTAAACGATGGAACCTTTGACACCTCTGTCAGTAATTACGCGCTTACAACTACAGCAGCAGGAGGGTTTCAGGTAAACTCAAATAGAACGCGCACCCTGAACCTAAACGCCTCAACTGTTACGGTCAATATTGCTTCCGCAACAGGGTTTTTGGCAGCAACGACTGCGGGTTTAACTTTTAACGCCGGAACTTCACAGATCAACCTGACTGCCGCGACAGCCGGTATTTCCTCGGGAGGATTGACGTTTTATAACGTAGCATTTACCAACACGAGTGTCGGAACGAAAACCATCACGGGCGCAAACACGTTTAACAACCTGTCCGCCACCGCCCCCGCATCCGCTGGCGTAGTCACAGTCACCTTTGACTCCCGCCAAACCATCAACGGCGCACTGTCTACCACAGGCACAGCAGGTAACAGGCGCGTATTCTTTACCACAGCCACCTACGGTATCTCGTATGACCTCGTGGTCAACTCTGCCCCAAGCCTGACAGACGCAGACTTCCGTGGCCTGTACGTCCGTGGCACAGCAGCCCCCATCAGCGGAACACGCATCGGCAATCGCGGTGAGTGCAGGGGCATCACGTTTGATGCGCCTAAGACGGTGTATTGGAATTTGGCTGGGGCTCAAAACTGGGCAGCAGACGGTTGGGCAACAACACCTACGGGCACGCCATCTACTGATAATTTTCCCCTGCCTCAAGACACGGCTACGTTTACCAACGCAGGCTCGGTGACCGGAGACATCACAATAGGTAATTTAATCGCATATGTTGGAACTATAGACATGTCAGGTCGCACAACCAGCATGACTATAAGAACAGCGGGGCCTACTGTTTGCTATGGAAATTGGACAAACGGGTCTGGAACAACCTTTTTAAACAACAATGGGTTGAACTTTTCTGGCGGGGGCACGCAAATAGTGACCAGCGCCGGTAAAACAATGGCCTCTACAGCAGGGTTTATTATCGACACCTACGGCGGCACAGTACAGCTTGCTGATGCGTTGAATGTTGGGTCAAACAACGTCACGGTGACAAACGGAACATTTACTACGGCGGGGTATGCGGTAACAGCGGGATCGTTATCATCCAGTAACAGCAACATTAGGACAATTAATTTGGGCGCAAGTACTGTAAATGCCGTGGCTGGCGCAAACTTTGCAACATCTACAAATTTAACATTTAATGCAGGAACATCACAAATTAATGTTTCGGATGCGGGCGCAGGAGCCATCAATGGCGGAACAGGGCAAACTTTCCATAACGTCAGCTTTACAAATACCAGCCCATCCAACAGTGCGTTAGTCAGCGGCATAAATACGTTTAATAATCTCAGCTATACCGCCCCAAGCTCCACAGGAATTAGTTTTCTTAGATTTGCCGCTAACCAAACTATTAACGGCACACTGACCTGTGCTGGCGCATCCGCAGTACGGCGCATCTTCTTGCGCTCTGAAACAATAGGAACTCCGCGCACCCTGACGGTCAACGCCATCTCTGCCACTGACTGCGACTTCCGCGACATTAACCTTGCTGGCGCTGCATCAGGCGCATCGCCTACACGCGCAGGTGACTGCGGCGGCAACACAGGCATCACGTTCCCTGCACCCAAGACGGTGTACTGGAACCTTGCTGGTGATCGGAACTGGAGCAATACGGGCTGGGCAACAGGGTCTGGTGGTACGCCTGACATCAACAACTTTCCTCTAGCCCAAGATACGGCGGTGTTTGACAATACTGGCGTAATTACAAGCATGAACATTGATGCCGCTTGGAACATTGGCACAATGGACGGGTCGGCCAGAACTAGTGCGCTTAATCTTTCGGTTCAATCGGGCTCCTCTCCCTCGGTTTACGGAAATTGGCTTTTTGGTTCCGGCATGGCGGGATCATCCGCTACAAACGGAACGCTTGTTTTTTCCAAAAATGGCACACAAACCATCACCAGTAATGGCGTTCAGTTTGGCGGATTTTTAACCATCAACCACCCACTTGCAAACGTACAGCTTGCTGATGCGCTTTCTTTAAACTCAGCAAGAGTCCTGACCCTTTTGGCGGGAACATTTGATGCCGTTACTTATAACGTGACAATAGGAGCTTTTCAAGGGCCAAATTCAGGAAGTCCAATTATAAAAATGGGGGGTGGTACTTGGACGTTATCTGGTTCTGGAACCGTGTGGAACACCTCCACAGGTTCCCCAGTAGTTATCTCCGGGATTTCTACGGTTATTTTGTCTAACACATCGGCATCCGCAAGAACTTTTTCAGCTGTCAGTAGTAATTATTTTAATAAGTTGACTATTGGAGGAGCAACGGGCACTTCAACACTAACCTTCCCAAACGCCTTTGTAGTTGGGGAGCTTGCCTCAACCAAAACTGTGGCGCACACAATTGCGCTTCCGGCAAGTCAGTCTATGGTTGTGGGCAAATGGGCCGTCACTGGAACGGCGGGTAACGTAGTCACTGTTATTTCGACAAGCGCAGGAACAGCCGTTACCCTTTCTATCGCTGGCCCCGCCAACTCCGGTATTGACTACCTGTCTGTACGCGACTGCACCGTTGCCACCACAAGCCCCGGTGAGTTTTATGTTGGTGCTAACAGCACGAACGTATCAGGCAACACTCGCGTTATCTTCACCGCAACCCCGTCACCTCGCACACTGTATTGGGTAGGCGGCACAGGCAACTGGTCATCCACAACCAAGTGGGACACAACATCTGGCGGCGGTGGTGGAGCAGCTATCCCCACATCTTTGGATGCGGTCATCTTTAATTCTGCTTCCAACGCCACAGCCTACACAGCCACGATTGACGCTGGTGTAACGCTTGCCCGATGCGCCTCGTTCACAATGGCTGGCCCGTTAACTGGCAACGTGACCTTTGCTGGCTCGGTAGGTATTGCTTTCCACGGCAGCGTGAGTTTTGCTGCTACGGGGATTACTCGGACGTACACAGGCGCAATGAACTGGGCTGGTAACAGCAGTTACACGTTTAATACGGGTGGAAATTTGTTTTCTGGTTCTGGGGTGGATGTTATTGGCATTGGAGCAACGTGGACACTCGCTAATTCCATATTTTTAGCCGGGAATATCTTAACAATTACTTATGGAACATTTGACACCTCTACCAGTAATTACCAAATAACCACAGGAAGATTAGATTCTGCAAATCGTAATATAAGGTCTATTTTATTGAACGGATCAACAATTACATCTTCCGCACTAGGTACAGTAAGCACAATCCAGCTTCTTATTACTACAAATTTAACATTTGATGCTGGGACATCAATTTTTTTATTGCAAAACGGCATTGCAGGGATTAGTTCTGGAGGATTGACTTTCAATAACGTCAGTTTTACTAGCACATCAGCATCAGGCATCACCATTACGGGTGCAAGCACATTTAACACACTGTCGTTTGCTGGCCGCACCTTAGCTGGCATTACGCCTGTCACATTCAGCGCCAACCAAACCATCAGCACCCTAACGCTGAACGCTGGAGCAACATCTGCCTACCGCACGTTCTTGGCATCCAACACCATCGGCACAACCAGAACATTGACAGTCGGCACTTTAACCGCTGGCGCTGCTGACATTGACTTCCGTGACATTACCATTGCTGGCGCTGCTGCTCCGATTTCAGGCGCTCGGTTTGGTGACGCCAAGGGTAACAGCGGGATTACGTTTCCTGCGGCTAAGACTGTTTATTGGGCACGCGCAACCAGCAACGATTGGGGAACTGCCGGAGCAGGTTCGTGGTCTGCAACAAACGGCGGATCGGCGGCAGCGGATCAATTTCCTCTTGCACAAGACACGGCGTTTATACCGTTTGCAGTTCCCAACAACAACCAAACCATCACAGTCAACGCCAACTACAACATCGGCACGATTGACATGAACGAGCGTAACGGCAGTGCGCTGGTGACGCTGGCAATGGGTGGAACTACACCCCAAATTTACGGCAACTGGATCAACGGTACATGGACAACGCAGACAAGTTCAGGAACGATTACTTTTGCGGGTCGGGGTAGTCAGACTATTACAAGCGCTGGCCGAACTTTTGCACCACGGATTGCAATTAACACTCCGAACGGCTCAGTAACTTTGCAAGACGCTTTAACCATAAATTATGGCGCATCAAACGCGCTTAATCATATTGCTGGAACTTTCGATGCAGTTTCGTACAACGTAACTCTGGCTAACTCATCTGACGGTGTTACAAGCACTTCCGGTTTTATTAGAACGCTGGCACTTGGATCGGGAGCTTGGACTGTTGCCGGAACACTGCCTTGGAATTTCAACCCTTCCACAAACCTTACCGTCACAGGCACAGGCACAATCAGCTTTACATCCGCATCTCCCAAGACATTCTCAGGTGGCGGTCTTTCCTACTCCGGCATTACCCTCAACCAAGGTGGTGCGGGTGCGTTGACCATCACTGGCAACAACACTTTTAAAGACATCACCAACACTTACAGTGCTACAGGCGCAACGTCCATTGCGTTGGGCGCTACAACCCAGACCTTAACAAGCCCTTGGACAGCAACAGGCGAAGCCGGACGGGTACTGACCATCAGCGGCACATCCGCAGCATCTCCCGGTACGTTAATCTTCAGCGGTGGGGGTCAAGCAGCCGACGTAGACTATCTGGCAATCAACAACGTCAGGGCATACGACCTTGTAGACGAGTGGTACGCAGGCCCTAACTCCACCAACGGCGGCTCACTGGGCTGGTACTTTGTTGCCGCAGGCGGTACGGTCTACGCTGTATTTATTACGGAATCGGCAAGCGGAGTTGATGCCGTACTGGCGGAAGTAATCTCCACCATAAACGGCAGTGTCTCCGAATCGGCCAGTGGTGTTGATTCCGTCTCAGCGCTCGGCACGTTTGGAGGTTCAGTCATTGAGTCCGCCAGCGGAGTAGACGCCGTTTCGGCGTTGGCCGCTCTGGAAAGCGCGGTAGCGGAGTCTGCCAGCGGGGTTGATGTAGTCTCAGCGCTTGCATCGCTCAGCAGTGCAGTTTCTGAAGCGGCCAGTGGCGCAGACGATCAAAGCGCAACCATAACATTGGCAAGCAGTATTGCCGAGGCCGCCAGCGCAATTGACGCCGTGGCGGGGGGCGCGGTCTTTACCCCCATCATTTTGGAATCTGCCAGCGGAGTTGATGCCACATCCAGCAGCGCAGTCTTTACACCGGTAATTTCTGAAGCCGCCAGTGGGCTTGACGCCGTTTCCTCTCTCGCAACGCTTGGCAGCGCAGTCTCCGAAACCGCAAGCGGAGTTGATGATATTGCGTCGTCGCCCGTTTATGCGCGATCAACTACTGAAACCGCAAGCGGAGTTGACGCCGTAGAGAGCGCTGCGGTTTTTACCCCCGTCATCTCTGAGACGGCCAGCGGTTTGGACAGCATTTCAGGTTTTGCAGGCCTTGATAGGACCGTATCTGAAACCGCCACCGCTGTTACTTCAATAGACAGCATCGCGGTACTTGGCGGAACCATAACCGAAACCGCTAGTGGAGTTGACACAACTTCAGCCCTTGCCTCGCTTGGAAGCGCAGTTTCCGAAACAGCCAGCGGTGTAGATACCGTAGCGGGGCTTAGAGCATTGCCCGGAGACATTTCAGAAACAGCCAGCGGCGTGGACAGCAGTTCAGCATCCCCCGTTTTGGCGTCTTCGGCTTCCGAAACAGCCAGCGGGATTGATGCGGTATCCACATTGACGGTGCTTGTTAGCGTTGCAAGCGAAACCGTAAGTGGTCTGGATAGCAACGCATCTACCGTTGTTTTCCCGTCTTCTGTTTCTGAGGCTGCAAGCGGGATTGACACAGTTTCTTCTCTCGCCACGTTTGGCGGAATTGTCTTGGAAACGGCAAGCGGAATTGACTCGACGGTCGGGTTTATTAGCTTCCCTTCTTCCGTTGCTGAAACGGCAAGCGGTGTCGATACTGCATCCAGCGCTCAAACAATGGTGGCAAATGCCGCTGAAGCAGCCAGCGGCGCAGACGCAGCAAGCACCCTTGTTTCGGTTGGTAGCGTAGTTTCCGAGACTTCTAGTGGGGCCGATGTGGTTGCCGCCCTTGCATCGCTTGGCAGCGCCATCTCCGAAGCCTCTAGTGGTGTTGATGCCACAGCTTCTTCTGCAGTTCAGTTAAGCAGTGTTGCTGAGACAGCTAGCGGGATAGACAGTCAAAACGCAGTGGCCGTATTCCAGTCGCAGGTTACAGAGGCATCCTCAGCCCAAGACATTGTGCTCGGCTTCTTGGTAATAGCCGTACAGGTTTCAGAAACTGCCACCGGCGAGGATCAGGCCAGTGCCCTCCGCGCCCTTGCTGCGGCGGTTGTAGAGGCCGTTTCCGGCGCGGACGCAGTGTCAGCCAGTGCAGTCTTCCAAGGTATCTTGCAAGAGATTGCCGACCTGACGGACTCTGTTAACGCTCCCGGCTCTACTTACAACGCCCCTGTTGTTGAGTTGGCAGCGCTCCAAGACGCAGTACAAGCGGCAGCTACATTCCCAAGCGCCATCATAGAGGCAGCCACAGGAGCAGAAGAAAACAGCGCGGCGTTTACACCACTTGCCGTAATCTCGGAGTCCGCTACTGCCACAGACGTTACGTCAGCCTTGGCTGTTTTTGCTGCACAGACGGCAGAGTCTGCCAATATCGCTGACGAGGTATCGCCTCCCGGCTCGATCTACAACGCCGTAGTTCTGGCGGTTGCACAGATGCTGGATTCGGTCAATGCGCCGGGCAGTATTTACAACGCACAGGTGCTAGAGTCTTCAACGCTTGCGGATTCCCTGATTGGCGCGTACCTGTGGAACCTGATTGACAACGCAGAGAACGCTGACTGGGGCACGATTGACGTAGCACAGGTAACGTCGTGGGGCGTTATAGACGCCGCGCAGCCTGCGGATTGGCAAAATGTAAACAGCCCGCAGACGCCAAACTGGTCTGACGTAGATGACAACCAGACCCCAAACTGGCAAAATACCAACACTTTGAACTGAGGACTCCCCATGAGCACCTACTCCCCCAGTCTTCGGATTGAACTCATCACTACCGGCGATCAAGCCGGTAC